CCAATACACTCCATAACTGGGTGTAGTTGCTTGCTTACTAAATACTATATTAGTACCATTTACCAATGATGTTATAGGCTTCATCCAAATAGATATAGTAAAGTCATCAGTTCCCAGACCCCAATCTGCAAAGCTTATTTTATCTGTCGCTGCATTTATCAATACACCTTGGTCAATCTTGCCATACGATGAGTTATAAGCTATAGAAACATCAGTACCATTATTAGACCCAACACTATCATTGGAGTTGCCATCGAAGTTGTATGCTGCTAATAAGTTATCTGTTAATGCCATATATTTATATATATTTTATTATTTCGTCTAAGTCTTCGCTCGCCTGTACGAGTTTATCGTTAGGGAGTAAGTAGTTTATAATTTGATAATCTTTATTACCATACCCGAACATATATACTTTTACTCTGATCTCGCTAGGAGTACCAGCGTCTAGTATAAAGTTGCGGTATTTGTGGAAGACGCTACAGCCTTTAGGTACTATAAGATCTATTCTTTTATCCATATTAGGATTACCGAAAGCCTTATATACTGTAAGCATTTCCACCTCTTTAGTCTTATCTACCTCTGTTATAGAGTGGAAGAGACCTGTATTAGCGTCGAATTGATGTAACTCTGACCTGTCTTTATAGACTACAGCCCATACCCAGTTCTCTACCTCTACCTCTTCGCCTGTTTTGTTATGTTTATATTTCATAAATTAAAAATACTATCCACCCCTAGAAGTGCATAGTATTTTTTAGTATTGCATTACTAGGGGCGTACTCATTGCATTGAGTATTTAATTGTTAAAGTTCTACTCGCCTCTTTTAATTGCGTTCTCCGCTTGTCTTGAGTACTCGCCGTCTGTAAGTATGTCCTGATGTTTTACTTCTGTAGGCTTGCACCCTGTAGCTGGCGAGATATGATTTAAGTAAGCCTCCTCTGTCTCGAATACTAGACCGGTTACCCCGTCTATTTGTTTACCTACTAGCTCTAAGTGAGTAAAGTCTTCTTTATATCCGATCGCTCCTACCTGTTTAGGATCTATTTTGTTTATAGTCATAGATTTATGCTGCCTCGTCGTACTGGAAGTTAAGAGTAGATGTACTACCTGCTGTATCTCCAGCGTTAGTTACGAGCTGATGTACTAGATAATCACTAGACCCGACCGCTGTAAGTGATCCTGATAGTGAGCCACCTATACCTAAGTTCGCTGTAGAGGGTACGGAAGTAGGCATAGTCTGATCCACGTTAGTAACTGCGGATTGCACCGGAGTAGCGTAAGAGACATTGACATACCCGCTTGTACGAGCGTTAGTTACGTGAGTGGTAGCTCCACCTAAAGCACCAGTACGCCATACTTTAAGATTATCCACCTTAGAAGAGCCACCCATAGCTGTAACGTGTAGCTTTTGATATTTAGTAAAAGATCTCTGCCCTGCGGTTATAGGGTAGAGTACTGGATCTATAGACGCTCCGTCGCTAGATCCCATATTTGAGTTAGTAACGTTATGAGTAAGCGTTTCGCCCGCTCCGTTAGCCTCGTCTATTTCGATAGTTACTGCCATAATTTTATTTTTATGTTTTGTTATTTATAATCTGCCTACTTCTCATAAGCATTATAGGAGAGAGGATCTACTCCTCTCCCCAAAATGCTTACGCTATTGTCTTCATTACAGCGATAGCTGTAGGAAGTACGATTGCATAGCCTACTCTCTGTACTACACGGATACCTGTCATATCTCTTTGAGCGAGATTGATAGGATCTCCGTTTACGTCGTCGATAGTAGCCTGATCCAAAAGCTTCATTTGCATTTCGCCCTTGTCTCCATACACACAAGCTTGCTTTAAGTCTCCGAATACTACGAAAGGCTTATCTGCTTGACTTGCTGTAGATGTACTAGGCATAGCCTCTACTTCTACTACTGGCTTACCCCATAGAGTAGCTGGACGTCCATTTATAGCTGACGCATAAATGTAGTTACCTGTAGTATCTTTTAGCTTCATTACTGACGCTATTACTGTAGGGTGTAAGTAGTACTTACCAGTGTTACGAGCTGATGTAGCTACCTTGTACTGTAAGTCTAGGTAGTCGTCTGCTGTAGCCTCTGCGAAAGTATCTTTACCAGCTCCTAGAGTGAAAGTAGGTACTGGATTTAGACCTGTAGTAGCATTTAATACTCCAGTAAACGGAGTACCTGTACCTGTAAAGAAAGCAACGTCTTCCTCTTTAGTGATAGCTTCTACGAAAAGCTCTGCCATAAGAGCTGTAAGATCTATAGCACTGTCCTCGATAAGCTCGTCTGTTAGAGCTACGATAGACGCCAATTTCTTAAGTTCTTGCTTTACTTTTCTGAAAGTACCTTGAGTACCTGCCTTTTCTGCTCCCTCGTCTGTCCAGAAAGTAGCTACCGCTCCACTTAGAGCTGGTATATCTCTAGAGTTTCCAGCACCACTGAAAGGTAGATAACGCATTTCACGTCTAGCTACTCCGTACTCTGTCTTAAGTCTTAGGATTTCGGCTAAGAGTTGAGTAGGTACAGTATATCCAGCTTTAGCGTCGTCTGATGTCGATGTAGACATAGATTTCAATTTAGCTGTATCGTTAGACAATAGAGCTTTTACGAAGTCTCTAGTCTCTGTATCTGCTGTTAAAGCTTCTTTAGCTTTAGGCTCTGCTGACTTAGTTACAGTTTTAGTAAGATTGATCTTTTCTGCGATTTTATCCGCGATAGATCCGTCTGATAATGCTTTAGATACTGCGTCGGTTACCATATCTCCGACTACATTCTCTACAGTCTCTTTGTCTACAGTTTCAGTCTCCGCTTTAGGAGTTTCCACTGGTGTAGCTTCGATTACTACTTCCTCGCCTGCTTCATTTTTTACTTTTACTAACATATTTTGTTATTTGTTAAGTTATTATTTATAATGTTTTGCTGATTTTTTAGTATCTAGCTTTTTCTTTAATAAAGATTTAAAAGCCTGATTTACTAGAGATACAGCGATCTCCTCTTTAGTTTTGCCCTTAAGAGTAGGGGCTTCGTCTAGAGCTTTAGCTACTGTAGCTTTAATCTCCTCCTTAGCTTCGACTACGTCCGCTACTTCCTTTTTATCGGTAGTAACTTCTACAGTCTTAGCAATTTCTCGGATTTGTCCGAGCGGATTTGCTAGCTCCTTTAGCTCTAAGCCTTTGCTCTTCGCTAGAGCGTAGGCGTTAGCTGGTACATTTACACACGAGATCTCGTAGAGTGTATTTTCTCTTAAGATAATCTCGTCTGTCTCTGTGTTGTACTCGTAAGTTTCGTTACGAAAGCCACACGAGAAAGCTGACATATAGCCACCTTTGTAAAGACTGAAAATATCTAGGGCGAAAGCTGTCTCTGCGAATTGTATTTTACCCTCTAGACCTGCCGGAGTTACCGATAGCTCTATAGCTTTACCGATACTAGGGCGATCGTGATCGTGTCCGAATAGGATAACTGGATTTAAGAGATACTCTTTTAAGTTCCAGCCTGCCTGATCGACGATTTCGCCGTGTCTATCCTCTGCCGGCGTAGAGAATACGCCCTCGATTATACGATTAGCTTCGTCTACTCCCTTTAATTGAAAGTAGATAGATTTTTGATACTGTGCGTTTTCTTTTGCCATATATATATTATACCATACTGCATTATTCTATTTTGAGTACGGGAGCTATTACACACCTACAATTTATCTCACTAGGAGACTGTAAGCCATTACTAAAGCTTTGATCTACTTGTACTACTTCTCCGTTAAGTGCTATATGCTCGTCTCTAGTACGATCGTCTAGCGTTGCTACCCATTCTTTATGAGTTGCTATACCTGACTGCTTATAGCCCTCTATTAGCCCGTCATTGTTAGCATTAGTAGCCTCTGTACGTGCTATCATTTCGGCTCGCCACGCTGGTATTTCGGCGTATACGTTACGTATATTACTAGCTATCTCTGATGTGCCTTTACCCTCGTCTAGACCTTGAGAGATTATGTTAGCTATCTTATCTATAGTCGTATCCATTACGCTATTACCTAAGAAAGTAGCACGCTTAGCTATACTATTTTTAATAGCTTGAGACATATTAAAGTCCTCTGCTGGAGCTAGTGAGGCTAGAGCTTCCGTGCCGGCTTGCTTAAAGTACTCGTCTAAGAAAGGTAGAGAGATCTCGCTAAAGAGTTTAGCCTCCTTTTTTTTATCTATGATACCTCCTAGATCTTTAGTTATGCTTTTCTTTTCCTTAAAAGCTTCGAGTACTCTAGTCTCCTGCTTATCCATAAAGTCCTTTATAACTTCGGCGAAAGGCTTAGACTTATCGTCTAGCTTCTTATTTACTGCGTCATAGTAAGCCTGTCTAGCGTCCTTATCCTCGAATAGTCT